ATAAGATACTGTTATCAATATCTATTCCGTATCGTACTAGTTCAGCTAATGTTATTAGTTCTGTATTTAAAGTAATATGTTTAATAGCTTCATCTAATGCAGAGTTAGTAGATGCTATCATATAATTACCATTAACGCAAACTAAAGTGGGTGTCCAGTATTTTACATCTTTGTAATAGTCTTGTTGGCTTAATATTTTGTTAACATTGTCACTAAACCTAATTTCATTAAAGAAAATTGCAGTCATACGTAATGCTAGTTTTAAACTAAAGGTACTCAAATCAGCAATATAGTATTTATTTGTATTATCCCATACAAAACTAGATTGACTAAGGTTCCTAAATGCTGTAATAAATGCTTTATTATAGGGTGTTTTAAGAATGACGTTATCATCTACGATACCTATATGAGCGGATGTATATTCATCAGTAGTTTCTACTACAAGTGTTTTCCAAGGAAGCTTTGATAAATCCTTAATGAACATTTGATTTTTTACAAATTGACGTTCATATTTTTCAATAAGTTTATCAACTAAATTTGATTGATTACTAGTTATCCGATTTTTAACTAGAATAATTTTTTCAAGATTTTGCAGGAATCTAATATCATACCTACTTAATCTTAAGTTGGTAATCATAAAATACACTAACTGTTCTTTATTATTCAATTCAATCATTCAACAATTATACAACAAATAAAACAAAAAATCAATAAAAAAGGGGGAGACCGAAGTCTCCCGAAAGTACTTAAAGAAAGGAACGAAAAACTCTTATCGAAACGGGCTTATTGACATTGCCGTTACGCACACTGCAGGGGTTATGCTTTCATACAAGTTGTCTTTGCAAGGTTCTGCCAATTGCTAGGACTGATCTTAACTAAGTCTGCAATCTTCAAACACATACGCAAGGACACTTCACGCAATTTAGTATGATTGTCCCACATGAAGTTAATCACAGTTTGTGATTGTTCTTCATTAAAATCATAATCCTTGAACAAACCACCATCAGCATCACGATGGACCTGCTTGATACGCAACATCTTGTCACGATCACCATCAATTGTCAAGTCAAGAAAATGACAACGTGATTGTAATGCCTCTAAGTGATCTTGCAATTTCTTAGATTTCAGATTGCCAAATTTCAAGTTAGTGATAAAGATAGCACTACCGTTGAAGTTGAAAGTATTCGGGATACCTTCTTCACGCAACAAACGTGAATCACTATTCCAGCAGATTCTACGAGTCTTGCCTGAGTCAAGTGCGGCCTTAAGAATGTTCAAACTTAAGTCATCAGTAAAAACTGAATCGCAATCATCAAAAATCAATACGTTCTTAGTGTCCGAATACTTGTACAGTTGAGTATACAAACCCAATGCTGTCATAGCACCTTTAACAATTTGAAAACGCACACGTTTGCCTGCAAGCTTGTCAAACATGCTTGCTTTCTCCATTTGTGTCTCAACACCATAAGACTTGCCGACACCGGGCGGGCCTGAAACAATCATAGCACGTATATCACCATTAATACAAGCACGTGACATTTCATCAAGAACCTCAAAACGAGTAGCAATACGGTCCATTGCTTCTTGTTCTGTTTCTTTAACTGCTTCTTTCTTAAACTCTACTACAGCATTAGCCATAACTTTATCTCCATTCAAAAATTCAATATTATCAATCGTATCTACTAAGATTTTAATCTCAGCACTACGACCCGGGAACTGACCATCATTTTTAACAGTCACATAACTACCTTTTTTACCTGTTTGAAAACCTTTAACAAGTGTGAATACTTCACCTTGAACAGTTTCATTGCGATAAGAACCTGAAAGAATGCGAATTGTTGACATAGTTTCTCCTGTGTGTGTTAAAGAATAATAATTATAGCACAAATGCCATTTATCGTCAACCTTGACAAAGTTCCTCTGACAACGATTCCGCATATTCCTGTGCTTCCTCATAGTCATCGGTACCAGTAAGAATAACCTCATCCTTGATGATTACAGTATATACACCTAACAAAAAATCAAAGTCTAATTCGTAGTTCATTTTATTCCCTTTAGTTGACTGTTTAAGATTCTATTATAGCACAATACCCATTTATTGTCAAATTTCAAGCCTTAAGCGGCCTTACGAAAATACATATAGGGCAGGCCCAATGTATAGCACAAGTACTCATCATCACCCATAGTACCTTCAGCTTCGTGGATCCAGCGCATTGCTGTAGCACGGTCCTTAGCACCCGACAAGATCAGGGCATCAATCCTTTTCTCAAAAGAGAACATTGCGTTTTCTTGTGCCTGAACACGGACCTTTTCTTCACGGTCAATAATCTCACCCAACTCTTTGAACTCAACTAGGAAGTCGGCTTCTGTCCAAGCAGAAGTATCAATACCTCGGGGACGAATGCCAAAAGCATCTTTATACATGTCCCAGTAAATGCTGGCATACTGCTCTAAAGTTGTCAACTCTTCCCAAGATTTGAATTCTGTAGTCATTTCGTAGTCCTCTTTATCAGTTTCAATACAAGTATTGTAGCACGGATACCATTTATTGTCAAATTTTGGCTATCAAACTAGCATGAATTTCGTTCATTTCTGACTGTTCCACATAGAAATCTGACCTAGGATCGTAGTATTGACCTTCACTGTTGTCATAATACAACACTCTTCCGGAGAAATTGAACGGGCCTTCTAGGCCGTTTCTAGGGCCATACTTTGTACGCATTTCGTCCATCTGATACTTGTCAGCAACAACTTTGTAACTCATAAGACCCTTTCAATTGAATAAGACTCTATTATAGACCCAAATTGATTTATTGTCAAATTTAGATTGCCGACCAATTTAGTAATTGATAGTATTGTAATTCATCATATTTTTTAGGATAACATGTGGCCTCTATACGTATTTGACTATTAGTAAAAATCTTATCCCAAATATGTTTCAACGGATTCTTTGGTTCAATTGTAATCAAATGGGCATTGTCATTACTATCCTTTAACCAATACTCAAAATGTTTTACACGTTTATTAGTTTTGTAAAAACTTTTTATAGGAGTTAGTGTAGTGATTTTTTTAACACTATCTATATTATTGAAATTATTTATTTCTAAATTAACTTCCCGTTTGAACTGGTCAAATTGAATATCGTATTCATAGAATTCAGGCAATCTATAAATGAGCGGCAATAGTTCTTCTGTGATTTTTTTACTGTCACCATGAATAAATTTATTTAGGTCTTGTCTATAGGCAGACAACTTAACACTTTTAAGAGTCCATAACATAATTTTTTTGCTGAAATAATCTCTTATCTCATTAGCACGAATCCTGTCAGATTCTTCTATTTTTCTGAATAGGTGATCATCTAACAATGTAGTAACCGATGCATTTAAGCTACCGCCCTCATTTTTAATATCACGCAATCTTTTCCACGTAACACTTAATGCTAGTATATCTTCAGTGGCTTCTATAACTTCATAACGTTTTACATAGTCACTTCTATTAATGTTCTTAAACAAATTATTAAGATAAGTATCATCCAATGATATTGTTTGTGCCGGAGACAACGAACTTATAGATAATGGACTTATAGAGTGCGGGCTGATAGAATTCATTCCACTACCTCCTCCGGTACCAGTTATTGTTATTGTGTTACTACTATATGTATTATTAGCCAATTGTGATATCCTCCATACCGGCTGCTCTCAATCTGACAATGTGACCCAACATAAAGTTTTTTGACTCTAATGCTTTCATTATACCTAACCAACGATTTCGTAGTAATGCTACTTCATTAATAAGTGTTTCAAAATCTACTACTTCATCTTCACCATCAACATACTTTTCAGCATCGCGGCTTGTCAATGCTCTATTATACGCTTCTAAGTATTTTTGAAAATGTTTTCGGCGAATTTTCCGTAATTGAATGTTGAGATAGTTCAATACTGCTTCTATCTCTTGTAGTTGATTAAAACGATGTTCAGTTACTCCGGGTAATGCGGCAATGTTCTTTTCAACATTGCCGTATACCTTCACCTCTTGTTTTGCAGATAATAGTTCATTCTCACAATGAGAGATGAAATCGGGTATCACAGCTAGATTAGATGTGATCCTTGTGTACCAATTTGACATTTAATCCCATTCTTCTTGGTCTTCGTCTTCGTCATATTCTTCGTACTCTTCGCCATCTTGTTGGTCAGTATAACCTTTTAATGCCTTAAGTACTTCTTTGTCATTCTTAAAAGAATCTTTAATGTCACTTGCTTCGTAATTATTATCAATTAACAAATTAATCAATGTGTCAGCCGCATCGCTACGGTCATTGAAATCAATATGGGTACGTAGTGCGTCCCATATTTCTGCTGTAAAAGCTAAACTCATTCTGTATCCTCCTCCTCAGGTGTTACAGTACTTATCTTTGATGTTGATTTTTGACCATACTCACTCATTACTATATCTAAGCAACCGTCAGTATTTGCTTCCCAGCCTTTACGAAACTTCTTAATGATTTCACCATCAAGTGTTGTATAGACTAAACTGTTACCTTCTTTCTTAACAAGTTCAGCCTTCTCAATCATATCTAATAATCCTGAGTAAGGGCTCATACCTGATTCATAAGGAATCTTAACTTGAACACTTTCAAATGGTTTTGCATAACGAGTTTTCATAATCTTACATGCCGCACGAATGCCTCGAACTTCACTAATCTTATTACCAT